ACTAATCTATGAGGGTATATCTAATACTACAGGTTTCATTCGAAACAGAGTATCAGACTTAACAATCTCAGGAGATGCTTCTGGAAGTTCAGTAACATATGCTACTACTTTAACAGGTGGTAATATTACTATGAGTAATAATCTTACTTATTTAACTCCAGAAACTCTAGGTGTTGTTAATCAACCTCTAGGACACGTTACAGGAAGTAAAACAATCGGTGGAAACTTTACTTGTTATCTAGATAATGCATCTAGTACATCAAGTGCTGAGTTTTATGAAGATATAGTAGAAGCTACTAGTGATATTCAAAACTCTTTTAGTTTATCGTTTGATATTGGAGCAGGGGCTGCGCCTTTCTGCTTAATCACAATGCCAACGTGCCACTTAGAAGTACCAACTCATTCAATTGAAGAAGTAATTTCTTTGGAAACTAATTTCCATGCGTTACCAAGCGACTTTGACTCAACAGACGAGATCTCAGTATTCGCCTTTACAGGAAAAGACGTAAACGCATAACTAGGCTGTTAGGGTGGTACGCCACCCTAACATTTTTTAATAACAAATTATATAGGAAACAACCAGCATGAACGAACAAACAAACCCCGCGCCTGTGGTGTCTTTATCGACACTTATGACGCCCAGTAAAACGGTTTCTATAGACTATCCAGGCTTTGAAGGCCTTAGTGTTGATTTAACTTACTTAGCTAGAGAAGAACTTTTAAAATTAAGATCTAGATGTCTTAAACAAAAGTTCAATAAGAAAACTCGTGCTTTTGAGGAACAATTAGACGAAGACACTTTTTTAACAGAGTATGTAAAAGCTGTTATAAAAGGTTGGAAAGGTCTAAAATACAAATATCTAAAAGAATTGGTACTAGTAGATGTTGATGGACAAGATGAAAACACAGAACTACCTTTTTCAACTGAAAATGCAGAACTACTTATGAGAAACTCTGCGGATTTCGACCAATGGGTAACAGAAACAGTAGGTGATCTTGAAAATTTTACCAAGAACAAGTAGAGAGAATTGTTGATCTACTTGAGAAACGTGCAAAACCAAAACAATTTAAAAGTTGGGAAGAGTATGCAATAGTTATGGAACGTATGGGCAAAGAGCCCGACCCAGATAAATTTCCGCTTGAGGACTGGCAGTTCCCTTTAGAAGTTCAACAAGCTATATCTATACATGCTTTTTTACCAGACAAATGGGACGGTGCTTCAGGCTCTTATATGGGCAAAGATTGGAGTCCCATTACAGAATTATTAAATTCTTTCAAAGTAACTGAAGACAGAAATCAAGTGATATACTTTACAAAAATAATTGATAGATTTCATACTAACGATATGAATGACAGAATAGAAGTAGAGAGTAAAAAACGAGAGCAAGAACGTAAGTTCAAAGCTCAAAGAGGTGTTAGAACACCTAATATAACAAAACGTAATGGCTAATGAAAACATAATTAACGTCAAAATGCGCATCAATGATGATGGCAGTTTACAAATGTTAGGCGGACAGGCAGAAAAAACCTCAAAAAAGCTTGATAAAACTGGTAAAAGTGCGCATTCAGCAGACCGTCAATTAAAGGGAGCAGCACAAGCTTCTTCTAATACGACTAAAAATTTCTCTAAGATGTCTCAAGGGATATCTGGAGGACTAGTTCCTGCGTATGCAACATTAGCTGCAAATATATTTGCTATATCTGCTGCTTTTAGATTTTTACAAAGTGCAGGAGACCTTAGACTTATGCAACAAGGGCAAATTGCTTATGCGTCCCAAACTGGTGTGGCTTTAGACTTATTAACTAAACGAGTACAGGCTGCTACAGATGGGCAGTTAAGCTTTACAGAAGCTGCTCAAGCTGTACAATTAGGCAGAGCTGCAGGTCTTTCTTCAGACCAAATTTCAGGACTAGCAAATGTAGCAAAGAATGCATCTATTGCATTAGGTCGAGATTTAACAGATTCATTTAATAGGTTAACTCGTGGTGCAATTAAAGCAGAACCAGAACTCTTAGATGAATTAGGTATTATTGTAAGACTAGAAACAGCAACTGAAGAATATGCAAGAAGGATTAATAAAGCGGCAAAAGACTTAACAACATTTGAAAAAAGTCAGGCAGTAGTAAACCAAGTATTAGAACAAGGTGAAGATAAGTTCTCAAATTTAGGTGTTGAAGTAAACCAACTTAACAAATTAGCAAAAGCTTTTGATGACTTATTAAACACTATAAAAGGTAGCCTATCAGGAGTAGCAGAGTTTATGGCAGGTGCAATGTCGAATAATATAACTGCATTAGCTGGAGCATTTGCACTATTAGGTACAGGTATAGCAAAATCCCTTGTACCTGCTGCACCTAGTATGGCTCAAGCAGGACAAGCCGCTGAAGCAGCAAGATCAAGATTTGCCTCAAGCGGAGCTATTGGTGGAAAAACAGGAGAACGAATAGCGAGTGGTGATTACACCATGCGAGACATAAATCAAATAGAAAGAAGTATGAAATCAAAAAATTCTCAGATAATTAACTATAATAAAATGTCTCGAGCAGAAATGAAAAAGACTCTTGCAATTATGAAAGCAGACCATCAAGCCGCTATGGCTCAAATGTCTACAGGAGTAAAAGGGCTTTACCAAAAATGGAAAGCTGAGTTATATCTATTACAAGCAGAACATGGTAGAATTTTGGGTGCTATGAAAGCTGCAACTTTAATGTTTACAAGAGTGATGTCTGGGCTGTTGTCTGCTGCAGGCTATATAGGTATACTATTTACCATTATTGGTCTCATTAGAGAATGGCAAAACAGTCAAAAAGACTTAGATACTCGAAATTTTGAAGAAAAACAAAGAGCAACAACAGATGCATTACAACAGCAAGCTGCTGCTATAAAAGAAGTTAATAACAACTTAAAAGAACAAAAAGGAATAATACAAGGAGCAGCAGCAGCCTCGAATGTTATGGCAAATGCTTCAGTAAAAGGAATGGCTGGAGGAATACTACGAGATGGAACATTAGAAAGAACGGAGATTAAGAAAAAGACTAAAAGCAGACTCCTAGGGACATACGAGGCCGGTGGTGGATCAGGTGGATTAGCTGAACAACCATTAGCACAAGTTACAGCTTTAAGAGATACTTTTGTAACAATGCGAGCACAGGTAAAGACAGGTACTGATGCTGCGAAAAAGTTTGATGAGATGATAGTTACACTTAATAGTTCTATTGATGCTACAGCAAAAGCAGGTGGAAACTTAGAAACTGAACAAACTAGACTAAATAATATTCATAGCAAGACGGCTATACTAATTCAAGATTTATCAGAGAATGGATTCCCTAAAGAAATTGCAGTTTTAACGGAATTAGAACGTGCAACAAAACAAGTATCAAACTCAACAGAAGAGTTCAGTAAAGCAGCAACTAAACTGAAATCGAGTCAAACTCCTTTAATGACTATTCGATCTGCTTTAACAAGCTCAAGTGAAGCTATACAAAAAATTTCAGAAAATGTAGAGCAGTTTAATATAAAAACAGAAGATGGAGCAACATTATTAGGAGAACAAGAAGCAAGTATTAATAGAATGTTAGGAGCCGATTATGTGAAAAATGTAATGGCAATAAAATATATGAGTAATCAAGATAAATTATTATTAATACAAGCAGCACTAGCTGATAAAGCGGAAGAGATTAGACTAATTGAAGTTGCATCATTAACAGACAAGACAAAATCACAACTAGCTCTAAATGCAGCAATGCATGGAGCAACTCCTTTACAAGCTGCAGAACTACAAAAGCAAGGAAAGATGCAACAAAATCTAGACGAGATTAACAGAATAAATAATGAAATAAAAGCAGCAGAAGCAGGAAGAATTGAATTATCAGCAGAAGACCTACTTCAAAAACAAATGTCAATTAGCTTGTTACAGCAAGAAAATGAAATAACAAAAGATACTCTTACAGCTCGATACCAGTATGCTCAAGTATTTAAAAGTAGTTTTGAGTCAGGAATGGCAGGAGCTTTAAATGATTTAGCTACAGGAAAAGAGAAAAGCTTTGGCGATGCTATGGCAAAAATGGGTAAAGGTATCATGGAAGGTATGGCAAAGAAAGCAAGTGAACGAGCCGCAAAAGGAATAAGTGATTTATTATTTGGAGACAAAGAACTCGATCCTTATCGAAAAGGAGCGGAAATAATTAAACAAGCCCATATAGACGGAATAAATGAAGGTTTAACAGGTGGAACTTTTGGGGGTGGGGATGCTGACGGAAAAGGTGGTAAAAACACAGGAAAAGGTCTATTTAATACCATATTAAATCAATTCACAGGTGGAAAAGGTGGAGGTATATTTAGTATGATAACCTCTCTATTTGGCTTTGGAGCCGCAGGTGGTGTGGTAAGAAAATACGCAGGCGGAACGGGACCTGCAGGAGCACAGTTTGTGCCAGGAACAGGAAATAGAGACTCAGTACCAGCTATGTTAACACCTGGTGAAATCGTAATACCAAAAGGAAAAAGAGTAGGTGGTAATTATAACACTACAGTTAACGTAAATATGGAAGGTGGAGGAGATGTTACTACAGATGATGAAGCAGCAGCAGCATTTGGAGCAGCTATTCAAGTAGCAGTAACAGAAGAGATAGCAAATCAACAAAGACCCGGCGGATTATTAAGCCCATTCGGAGGAGGATAAAATGGCAGTAGGATTTACAGATTTAACAAGTACAGTTAGAAAACCAGATAAGGGACTAGCTCGTAGTTCCAAACCAACAATACACTTAGCAAACTTTGGTGATGGCTATGAGCAAAGACTTGCTAATGGAATTAATAATTTAGTAGAAAGTTATTCAATAGCTTTTAACAATCGAACAAAAGAAGAAATAGATGATATAATAGCATTTTTTGAAAATAAAGGGGGAGTTACTGCGTTTACTTATACAGTACCTGATACAAATGAATCAGGAAATGAAGTAGCTATAAAAGTCGTTTGTTCTGAGTGGAATAAAAGTTATGCATATGGAGACTACTACTCTGCAACAGCAACCTTTAAAAGAGTTTATGAAGCATGACGTATCCAACAGAAAAAATCATAGAAGATGTACAAAAGCAAGATCCAGGCTCTGCACTGGTTTATCTTTATGAGTTAGAATTAACCTCTTCTTCAAGTATATATTTTCATACTGGACTAGAGGCTGATTTAACTACTGTACAGTTTAGAGATAGAACTACTCCAAGTACAGTTCGTACTTATACAGCTCTTCCTCTTCAAATGCAAGGATTTTCAAAATCAAGTAAAGGTCAAATACCTCGTCCAAAAATGACTGTAGCAAACGTACTTACAACATTCGGCGATGCTATTGGAAGTTTATCAAATGATGATTTATTAGGCAAAAAAGTTATTCGAAGAAGCACTCTTGTAAAATACTTATACGGGCAAGCAAGTGACCAAAGTCCTCCTGTGGAATTTCCCAGTGAAATATGGTATCTAGATAGAGTTTCATCAGAGACTGCAAATGCAGTTACTTTTGAACTCGCAGCTGCTCACGATCTAGTAGGTATAACTATTCCTAATAGGCACGCGATGTCAAATGCTTGTTCTTGGATTTATAAAGGAGCAAGTTTCGATAAAGAACGTGAAGATAGAATTGGAGGGTGTAATTGGGACGTACAAGGTAGAATGACAGTAGATGGAGTAAGTTACACAAATTGGGTAAATGTAGATGATGAATTCGTTGTTCCAAGTACGACTAGTTTTACTGCATATTCAGGAGTCTCAGATGGAACTACATTAACTTTAAATGCGTACTACTCAACATCAAAAACAGATGCAATTAGATATAATATTGATGGTAGCCAAACAGGAAGTCAAACGGTAACAGAGTATTGGCAATGTAAAAAAGCAGCTACAAAGTCAACTGCAGGAACTCCTACTGATAGTAATACTTATTTTGATAGAATACGAGTTTATGCAACATGGTCAAATAGTACAACTTATTATGCTTTCACAGATGACCGCTTAAACCCATATGTCTCTTATGAAGCAAATAGTTTAACTAAACTATGGAAAACAAAAGAAACTAATTTAAATCAAACTCCTGGTGAAAACAAATATTGGGAAATGGGAGACACTTGTAGTAAAACAATTGAAGGTTGTGCAATGAGATATAATGGGGATCCTATATCTTCTGGTACTGCAAGTTCCACTATGAAGACAACAACAGTTGATAGATGGACTTTACCATATGGAGGATTTCCAGGTGCTAAACGATACTCTTAAAGAACAAATACTTTCACACTTAGACAGGGAATACCCAAGAGAGGGTTGTGGAGTAATAGTTCTAGAAAATGATGAGCATAAGTGGTATCCTGTAACAAATGTTGCAAAAAGTGATGATGATTTTATTTTTGACCCTATCGAGTATATGAAGATAAATTTAAAATCGAAACCTTTAGCAATCGTTCACAGTCACCCAGATTCATCATCAGAACCAAGTGAAGTAGATCGGAAAAATTGCAATTTTATAAATTTAGACTATTATATTTTTAGTTTACCAAATAAAGATTTAACAATATTAAAACCAAATGAATAGAAAACTTATATTTCAAGGATCAGCAGGAGAGGCACTCGGAACAGAGTGGAGTGTCAATGCTCCAACTGTGGCTGACGCTTTTCGTATAGTTCATGCAAATAATCCAAAAAACTATAGAGATTACTTTGAACAAGATCTTGAAGCAGAATTTACAGTTAAACTCGCAGGAGAATCTTTAGATGCAGCAGAGCTACTTTTACATAATTTAGAAGGAGAAGACATCGTAGTAACTCCTATACCAAAAGGGTCAAAAAACGCTGTAGAAAAAATACTCATTGCTATTGTACTTATAGTAATATCTATATATTTAGGTCCAGAGTTTCTTGGTGAAGGAGAATTCGCAAAAATGTTAGCCGCTGGATTTAAAGATTTCTTAATGATGATGGGAACAAATTTAGCTTTACAAGGAATTGCAGAATTAATGGCACCTGATCCTTCAAATGACAAAGATGAAGAGGGTGCAATGTTTTCGGGCCCTGCTCAAACAGTAAAACATGGTCAACCTGTTCCAATTTGTTATGGAAAAATGATGGTAGGAGGAAGCCCTATAACTTTTGGTTTTGGAGTAAATAAACTTGAGCCAACTAATGGTTTAGTATTTAGTAGTGATAACCCTAATGCATGGGACGGTGAAATTTATAGCAATGATGCAAACCTACGAAATGGAGATAATGGAGGCCATGGTGGTGGTGGGCAGGACGGTGACGATGGAACGTGGGAAAACTATGAAGAAAGATAAAGGAAAAATAAATGTCAGCAACTAATGATAAACAACAAGTAGTAGAATTAATAGAAAAATCGAGCTCAGATAGGACTAATCCTAATAGAGAGCAATCTGCTGTAATTTATGATCTGGTATCAGAAGGAGAAATTTATGGACTAAATGATGGACTATCAAGTATATTCTTAAACGGTACTCCATTAATTGATTCAGGTAACTGGAATGTTTATAAACCAAAAAGAAGTAAAAATGGTATAACTTGTACTGGAGGTAATACTACTATAACAGTTCCAAATGATTTTTCTAGTACGTATCACTCTACAGACGATGGACAAAGATATATAAGAATTCAAAAAGGCCTGGCTTCATTAGCAGGTAACAACTCTAGTACCGGAGCAACAACAGATGCTGCTGGAAAAGTTGGAGTAACTACAAGTAGCAACTTTTTTACTTCAGCCATGTTATCAGATAGTAATATAAGTAATGGACTCTACCCAAGAATTAGAATAGCAGGAGCAGGCCCTGCAGGTACAGAATACGTAGGGAAACTAAAAAAATTAGTTAGTGCCACTTCTGGTGAAGTTGAACCCCCTATTACTACAGATGTAAGTCACAAAACAATAACTTGTGATTATGTAGGTAAAGTTACAGCATATAATAGTTCTACAACTTTAACTGTTGAAACTGCTCCTGCAGTAAGTGTATCAGGAGGCGGGGGTCAAATATCTACTCCTTATATTCAACAAGAAACTTTAAATGACTTTTTAAACTTTAAAAATGTACAGGTTAATGTTAGAACAGGTACTAAAAACCAACATGCATTACCAAGACCTATTAATAATGTTCCTTCTGCTGCATTTGCTATCACTCCAAGTGAAGCGCTAAAGCAGAGCAATCATTGGTCAAGTCTTAGTAATATTCCCAGTAACTATAATGATACAGAACTAACTAGTGACTATGACCCCTCAGAAGGCCAAGCCAATGACACTATAATTACTGCAACAGGTACTGGTAGTAAAGCATTTGGTCTTGCAAATCCTCAAGATATTGATAACTTAAAAGTTACACTTAAATTTCCAGGAGGTATGTTTGCTCAAAAAATACAAACAGACAGTGCAGGAGAGAAAGCAGAAGCACACGCAGAGTTTCAAATGTTTTTTGAGTTTAGTAGAGATGATGGCTCAAGTTATACGTCTATCCAAGTGGTTGGACCAACAGATGATCAAATAAATACTAGAGGGCACACCGATGCGCTTCTTTTACAAAATACAGGTATGGAAAAAACACACCATGCTTGGGGCCCCGTTAACTTTAATTGTGTTGGATATAAAACTCCAAATAATGGTTATATTGTTACTTATAGTAAGTCTGCTTTTTTTGAGGAATTTTATATTCCTATTGAAAGGTATAAACCTTTTGATAATTGGAGATTACGTGTTAAAAAAGTAACTGCAGATAACCCACTTGCTCAATCAAATGATTGGCAATATCAAAACGATACAATATTATATGCAGTAGAAGCCCAAGTAAATGACTGGTTAAATTACCCAGATTCAGCAATAATTAGTTTGGCAATGAATGCTACAGATTTTACTAGTACGTCTTTACCTACAAGACAATATGAAATAAAAGGAATAAAATGTCAAGTTCCAACTAATTATCACCCTAGACAAGAACTCACAACTACCTCACAACCTTCTTATACTCGAAATATTAGTTCAGGAGCAGATGCAGGAAGTTATCAAAACTGGGACGGTAATCTAAGGGGGGATACTTCTACTTTTGATTATGATAGCGTTAATTATAAAAAAGTTTGGACAGATAATCCTGCTTGGATATTCTATGATTTATGTACTAATAAAAGATACGGTCTCGGAAATCATATAGACTCAGATGATATTGATAAGTATGAGCTATATCAAATTGCTCAATATTGTGATGAATTAGTTCCTAATGGTAAAGGAGGTACTGAACCTCGTTTTACAGCAAATATTTATTTAAGTAATAGTCAACAAGCCTATAAAGTATTAAAAGATTTTGCGTCTGTATTTAGAGGTATGTTATTTTGGCATAATGGTAAATTAACAGCTAGTTCAGACCGAGAAAAAGATCCTGTTTATACATTTAATAAAGCTAATGTAATAGAAGGAATGTTTTCTTATACAGGTTCTTCTAAAAAATTAAGAACAAATCAAGTGAGAGTTACATGGAATGACCCTGATCTTATGTATCGACAAAATGTTGAGATAGTAGAAGATACTCAAAATATTGTAGATATGAATAAATTAGTTACAAAAAATGTTGTAGCTTATGGTTGTACCTCACAAGGTCAAGCAAAAAGGTATGGAAAGTGGCATCTACTTAGCGAAAAATTACAAAAAGAAATTGTTAGTTTTACAACAGGATTAAATGGAGGGTTTTTACGACCTGGAGATGTTATAGAAGTAAATGACGCAGATAGACATAGAGTACAATTTAGTGGAAGAGTTTCTGGAACTGGTACTCGAAATACTACTACAATTCCATTAGATAGAAGTATTACTTTAGCTTCTGGAAAAACTTATGAACTAACATTAATATACCCTGAAGCAGGAGTATACTTAGTAGATAATAGTGATGCGTCTTATTCTGGTCAAACTTTTGGAGGGCATGCCAATGCATTAGATACTCTTTCTGGAGGAAGTGGTTATACAAATGGTAGTTATACTAATATTCCTACAACGGGAGGAACAGGACAAGACTTAACTGTAGATGTTACAGTTACAAGTAATGCGGTATCAAGTATTAGTATCAATAATAAAGGTTATGGTTATACTGACAATGATGATATTACGGTAACTAATTTTGGAGCGTTTACGACTTCGGGAACTAAAGCTACATTTAAAGTTAATGGTTTAGCTTCTAATACTACAGGTGTAAAAAATGGAGATCTTCTTACTTTTGTAAAAACACAAGAAGGAGCCTCAAATTTACGTAATACTAGTAACGCTCATGTACATGCCTATTTCTCAGAACATTCTAGAGTTGAAAAACAAACTGTAAGCACAGGAGCAGGTTCGGTAAGCAGTTTAACAGTCGATTCAGCGTTTACAGATACTCCAAATGCAGAAGTCATATGGGCACTAATTGTTGCTTCTTCAACTTCAGGAGATTTAGAGGAAACAGGAAGTGCAAAAAAATATCAAATAACTAGTGTAGCAGAGGATAATAAAGACCCTCACTTTAAAATTAGTGCATTAGAATATGCAGACCATAAATTTAATGAAGTAGATAGAGGTTGGAAGACTGCGGTACCTGAGTTTACACGACCTGTACCAGGAGCATTTGTTCCTGCTCCAACCGCTCTTGTAGTTAGTATAGCAACAAAAACTAATCAAAGTATTTCAAGTAGTACAACAACAAAAGTTCATGATACTTCAGTATCAGTTGAAGCCCTTGTAAGTTGGAGTCCTCCTACTAATCAAGAAACAGATGAAGATGATAATACCATAAATACTGTGTATCAACATTTTGACCACTATGAAATAGAACATTCATTTCGGAATAACAGAACACAAGCTGGACACGGTCGAACTGTGTTTGAAAGAGAAACTATATTAGCAGAGCATTTTGAGTTTCCTGATATGGTTCCAGGTGCTTATAAAGTTAGAGTAAGAACTGTAAATACTGTGGGTAACTATTCTAAGTGGGTATCGATAACAGGGTCAACAGGAGTAAACTTAGCTACACACCCAGCCTCAAGAATATATCAAGTACCTATGGGTGGAACTCTTAGTAACGCTTTAACTATATCTAGTTCTACGGTATCTATAGGAGCAGGAGCATCACAAACTTATGACTACACTACTCCTACAGGTAAAACCTTAGCAGTTTCATCAGCAAGTGCTGCAAAAGGCACACAAGACTTTAATGGAATGGGAGCAAGTGCAGAAGCTTATTTACTACTAGACTATAGCGTTCCAGACTTAAAAGCAATAGAATTAAAAACAGATACAACATCTACTAGTCCAACCTCAGGAGTTAAAACAAGATTTTCATACTGGGCAGAAGTAGGAGCCTCAAATAATGGTTTAACAGCAGCAAGTGGTACTGTCTCTATAACTGCAGGAAGCCCCACATTAACAGGAAGTAGTACAAACTTTGATGGAGACTTTACAGTAGGAGATTTTATAAAAGTTGGCTCAGGAGCCTCTTATAATGCAACAAGTGATTACTTTCGAGTCGCCGCTATCGTTTCGGATACCTCAATGATTTTAGATGCAGTTAGTCCTAGAACTTATTCAGGAGCTACAGCAGCCCGCCAAAGTTTTATACCAGATTTACAACTTGATGGAATAATAGCAAAAGTAACAACAGATGGAAGTACAAATTATACTCTTGATCCATTAGCAGAATTTAAGTCAACTGCAGTATCAATGACAGCAGGAGTTACAGGAACGTTACCTCCTAGTTCAGGGGGTACAGGTACTACAGATTTTGCAGACTCTACTCATAAAAATGAAAATGTAACAGTAGGAGATGTTGGCTTAAGTGGAGGCACAGTAATTCCAACTGTCTTTAGACAAGCGTCCGCACCTACAGCACTTGCAGTAGGAGATTTATGGGTAGATACAGATGATGGAAATAAGCTTTATAGAGCAAGTGCAACAGGTTCTTCAAACTGGGTACAAGTAAACGTAACATCAGCAGGAATTGGTTTAGGAAACGTTCCTAACGTAGATATGAGAGATATAGGTAATGTAACTTCAGGTACTTTAGCAGCTAATAGGGGTGGAACAGGATTAACAAGTGTATCTACTTTATTAAACTCAAATGTAGATGCAGAACACGTTGGGTTGGAGAATGTACCTAATGTTGATATGAGAGATATGGGTAATGCTAATGCAGGAACTTTAGCAGCAGCTAGGGGAGGAACTGGATTAACAAGCGTATCTACACTTTTAAACTCAAATACTACAGCAGCAAATGTAGGCTTAGGTAACGTACCTAACGTAGATATGAGAGATATAGGTAATGTAACATCAGGAACATTAAGTGCAGCTAGGGGAGGAACAGGCTTAACGAGTATATCTTCTTTACAAAATTCTGCCATAAGCTATGCAAGTATATTATCAGCGAGTCCTGCATCTTCAGTACAATGGATTACACAAGATGGAGCAAGCTATTCACCTACAGGAACATCACAAAATATAACTGTAACTTTTGATGGTGGTACTTCTACTGCAACTTGTACTGTTCAGTGGCAATACGTTAATGTATCTTCAAGCAATAATGATTATATAAGTTCTTGTGCATTTACAGGTTCTTCAACTGGATTTACATTAGGTAGCATCACTGACCTTTCAGGAAATGATAAAAAGTATGCAACCTGTGTAGTTACTCATACAGCAAGTAGTACAACAATAACGCTTTCAGCGTTACTCTCTTTATTAAATGTAAGTGGAGGAGGAAAATAAATGGCAACAGTAACATCAAGTAATGGGTATAAAATAAGACCCTTAACAGATAGTGATTCTAGTTTTATCTTAGAAACATTAAAAGATTTCCCTGTAGGAAGTAATACATATTCACAAAGAGTAAATGAGTTTTCAAACTTACTCTATGTAACAGAAGGATTTAATAAAACAGCAGTTACAAATAAGACAAGTCCTCAATCTATAACGTTGGTTACCGAAAAAGCAGATGGAACCGCTATTGGTTTTCAACATATAAAAATAGATAATCTTGTAGTAGAACTTGTTATGGGGGCAACTCACCCTTCTCATAGAAGGCAAGGGCACTCTACTGCTAGACTTATGCTTTTAGGTGAATTTGTCTATAATTATTTAGGCTGTACTGGAACTTCAATGGAGATAGTAAATACAGACCAAGTAACGAAGGCTGCTGATCCTTGGAGACCAGATATAAGTGCAGCAGAAACACAAAGAACAAATGAAAATAAATTTGGTGATTCGCAAACATATACATTAAATAGAATACAGATAACAGCAGCAGAACATGAAACACATAGAGCAGCTCATTCAACATGGGGCTCTATAACTTATAGTACTTCTGAATAATGGTCGTGGCTATCTGCCACGATTTCACGACATAAGTCAAATCATCAACCCTATAAACGCAAAATAACTCTCAATTTTAGAGGAGGTGTCAAAAAATTTATCTTGACATTGCTTCCTAATTTTAGTATAATTGAGGGTAAGGAGAAAAATAAGAATATGGCAGCAGCAACTTACAATATTGAGATTGATCAAGGATCAGACTATAACATTACTATTGAAGTAAAAGAAGATGGGTCTGTAAAGAATCTAACTACTTACTCGGCTCGAGCGCAAGCCAGAGCAGATATTGAAGATTCAAGTGCAGCATTTAGTTTCACTTGTACGATTCCTACACCAACAAATGGAAAAATTTTAATGAAGCTTCCCGCAGCAACTTCAAGTAGTGCTACGGCGGGAGAGTATGTCTATGATTTAGAGATATATACTTCAGGAGATGCGGTCGTATCAAGACTAATGGGTGGTACAGCCACTATTAGTAGAGAGGTAACTCGATAATGGCAACTTCATTAACAATTAGTGCATCTTCAGATATTACACTAACAATAACCGATGGATCATCAACTGTAGTAACTCCAAGTGCTCCAGATACAACATTAACAATAAATACAGCATTATCAGCAGCGGTAGCTTCTGATATTGTTTATACTCCTTCAGGTAAAATGTCTTCTACAAATATGCAGAACGCAATTGA